GAGAAGTTACTTTAAATTCTCCAGCAAATATTCCAGTTACAGCTAGTCCCTATGTGGTAGCAGATATTCTATCTAGCGTACGAGCTACAGAGCCTAGAGCAGAATTAAAACCTACCCAAACAAGAATCACTATAGATTTTGGTGGAGCAAATCCCACAATCTTTGATGATAATGGGCTAGGAGGCTGGACCTATGTATCAGGTCCTTACACTGCAAACTTAACTACTTCTACAATATCCTATATTTCAGGGGCGATAACCCTTAATTTTACAGTTGCTCCTCCTGGTGGTTTAGCAGTAAGGATAGTAACTCAATATTTTCCTTCTTTGCCTGTCATGGGTATTAGAACATGGGAAACTGGCGGATCAGTCAATGAAGAACTTACTATATGTTTTGATACTAAGTATGCTTATGCTTTCAATAATCTTACTGGCATATTTTTAAACTCTGGGGTTATAGCTGGAGTTACTTTTACAGGTGACGACTACCAATTCTTTTGGACTTGCAGTTTTTTTAGGCTTGGAGGTGGAGACGCTTTATTCTGGGCTACAAACAATTTTGATCCTATAAGATATTATACAACAGCTTTGGGCTGGGTAACACCTACATTAAATACATTTAGTGGAACAACACCTCCTATAGGTCCACCAGGGGTACCTCTTCAACTAGCTTTAATTATTCTGCCTTATAAAGGCCGTCTTGTTGTCATGAATACACAAGAAGATGGAATTAGGTATCCTCAAAGAGTTAGATGGTCGCAAATTGGAAACCCCACCTTAGCCGATTCTTGGTGGAGTGATACACCAGGTTATGGTGGATTCGTAGATTTACCTACAGCAGAGCAAATTGTAACGGCTGAGTTTATAAAAGACTCCCTGATTATAAAATGCGAAAGATCTTCTTGGAACCTGACTTATACAGGAGATAGGGTATATCCCTTTTTGCCAAGAAAAATAAACACAGAACTAGGGGCTGAAAGTAGTTTTAGCGTAGTCCCTTTTGATCGTGGGGTTTTTACCGTTGGGAACTACGGAATAACTACTGATGATTCGGTGAACGTTTCAAGAATAGACCAGAAAATACCTCAGCTTGTCTTCAATATTAACAATTTAAATAGAGGACCGCAAAGAGTCTATGGCATCAGGGATTATAACAATCAGCTGGTTTATTGGACTTTTCCAAATTCCGCTGACAACCCTAAATTTCCAAATAAAATACTCGTGTATAACTACGTCAATGAGACTTGGGCAATTTGGAATGACTTCTTTACCTGTTTTGGCTATCTACAGTATGACAATGGAACTACTTGGGCAGGTCTACCTTATGCTAGCTGGGCAGAATGGAACGATCCTTGGGGATCTGGCCAACTGCAAGCTCTATTTCCCAATGTAGCAGCAGGAAACAATCAGGGATTTATTCTAGGTGTACAGTCAGAGGCGGACAATGCCCCTTTCTATGCTATCATTTCAGCTGTAAGAACATTTGTGGGAGGTATCCCTAGAGTTAGAATAACTACCTTTGAACATAATTTTGGGCCTGTGGGTAATTTAGCCTATATAATAATTGATAATTGTATAGGGCCTACAGTACTCAATGATAAATATTATCAAGTTGTGGTAGTAAGTGCCAATATTTTTGATCTAAAATTTTACAATCCTTTGAGTGGGTTGTTTGAGTTTTTTGATGTTGATCCATTACCTACTTATTTGGGTGGCGGAACAATACAGCCTCTGAACAACATCAATATAACCACTAAAGTTTTTGCCCCTTATTATCAAGAGGCTAACCAGTGTAGAGTGGGATATGTTGATTACCTATTTGACAGAACAGGCAACGGAGAGCTTTTAGGTTCCTTTTTTATCAATGAGCAGTCAGTATTTCCTGTAAATACGATTGATCCCTCAAATAGCTCAAACCTTGGTACTGCAATTATAGAAACAAGAGATGGCCCACCTAATATTGTACCTGGCCAGCAGAATCAGAATAAAATATGGATCAGGCAATTTATTCAAGCTATATGCCAAAATTTCCAGATTACTCTAACTTTGACTCCTGAGCAGATGGTTAATTATGGTAATAATTCTGGGACTATCCAAGCCTCAAATATAGTTCTCCATGCCCTGGTCTTGTATATAGATAAAAATGCGAGGTTAACACAATGAAGAAAGTTCTTAGTTTGGTTTTTTTTCTTACAACATTTTCCTGCACAACCATAAATATTAATATAGTCCACTCCCAAGGAAAAGCAGAAGATCTTATAGATTCAACACAAGATGCCTCTCCTGATGTGAAAGTAGATTCTAAAATTGATGCTAAGGTAGTCCCTTGAGTTACGGCCCTCCTAACACCCAAAGCGATTTTCTACCTATCTACCAATATTTTCCTGAAGACCTTAGCCAGCTAATGGTGGTTTTAACGGATATGTATGTCAGCTTGGCTACCTCTATAAATCAGAGGCAGGTTGGAGGTTTTAGCACTGTAGAAACCTTAAATGGTCAATTTTTTACCAACCAAAACGATGCCCAGCTGTCAAACGGAGGATTTCGAAAAATATTTTATATAAATGCAAATATCAATCCTGGAGTGACTCAAACTTTTGCTCATGGGCTACAAAATATAACTTTTGTTACAGCCATATATGGGGGTGTAAAGAACACAGCTGGAGGTATTTTTCTGCCTTTACCGTATGTTGATACGGTCAATGTTACCAATCAAGTGGGGGTAACAGTAGACGCTACAAATGTTAATGTTATCAATGGAGCTACTGCTTTACAGATAAATTCAGGGGTCATAATTTTTGAATATTTGAAGACCTAAACCTTAAAAAAAATCCCTATGTAAAGATTTTGTTTTAGTCCTATACTGAGCAAAAAAGAGTATAAAGCTATGACTATGACAACTTTGAGTAATCCCAACAGACTACCTAGTTATATGGGGGGAACTCCAATGGGTGGTTCTTCTCAAAATATTATGGGAGGAGTATTAGGGGGTTTGGCTGGTCTATTTAAACCTCTAAGAGAATTTGCATTTGGTACCCCAGGAAATATAGAATCAGTTTCTACTTTAGATCCACAACAACAAGCTTTTTTAAAGAACCTCTTGGGCCAAGTAGACCCTAGTACTTTTGCCATTCAAAACCAACCTACATATCAAGCTGGACAGTCTTACCTTCAAAGCCTTTTGGGTGGGGACATTTCCCAATTTCAAGCTCCCTACATGAGACAATTTCAACAGCAAACCTCAGATTTAGCCGAAAGATTTGCAGGTCTAGGGGGTTTATCTTCTTCAGGCTTTCAGCAGGCTCTAGGTGGTGCAGCTGCGGGATTGCAGGAGAATTTGGCAGCTTTGAGGGGTGGATTACAGCAACAGGCATTAGGCCAAGCACTGGGATACGCACAAGCACCAGGTCAAATGCAATTTGGTTTAGCTAACTTAGGATTAAGACCAAGTATTGAAAATGTTTATAGGCCAGGAGATCCAGGGCTATTAAAAGAAGTTTTGGCTGCATTAATTAGGGCTAAAACAGGTGGTTAACTTCAGACAAAAACAAAAAAAAATTAAGGAAAATTTATGCCTATAACTGTGCTTCCAAGAGAAGAAGGATTTGGAACCTTAATTGGTCGAGGAGTTGGCTCAACTTTAGGTGAACAATTAAAAGATTTTCAACAAAAGAAAAAAAACAGAAGTTTTTATGAAAATTTAGCAACTCAATTAGCATTGGAAAATCCTAGTCAATTTGCTGAAACTTTTCAAAGTTTAAATCCAGAGCAGTTTAATCAATTTATTTATGGATCTCGATATACTGGTTTACCTCAAATGTTAGGTTTTGGAGAAGCTCCTCAAAAAACAACATCTATGAAAGTTGATACTGCGGCGAAAGATGTAGAAAATGTCATGACTAACTATTTGGATACATTAGAAAAAAATATAGAGGTCACTGAACCTGGATATAGTTTTGGGACTTTATTTAAAAGGCCTAGCACAATTTTAAGAGGAGACATAAAAAAAGAAGAATTTGACACTGCTGGTAAGGGTGTAGTTCTTATTTTCGAAGATCTATTCAGAAAAGCCACAGGTAGGGGATTGGATAGGCAACAAGCACAATATGTAAGAGATAGTTTTAGTATATCAGCAGATATGAAACCAGCTAAAGCTGAAGCGAGATTGAAAGCAGCTAAACAAACATATCAAGATCTTCTACAGGGTAAATTACCTAGAGATTTTCCAGGGGCGGAGCAAATAGAACAAGAACCTTCTATGTCTCAAACTTCTAAGCCACAAAAAATAGAAGAACAAAAAACGTCAAAACCGCAACAAACTTATTTTGAAAAATTACCTAATCCCAAAGAATTTGCAGGAAAGGTTCTAGAAGATGATAAAGGGGTCAGATATCGCTCTGATGGTAAAAAGTGGACTAAACAAGAAACAAAATAGGATTTGATATGGGTTTTACACTTGTAGATACAGAAAATCTTGAGGAGCAGGATTCTTTAGGTAAATATACACTAGTGGACGAGGTTTATAAACCACCTAAAACTTCTACACAAAAAGGGGCAGAAGCAATTCTGTCGGCTATAGGCCCAGGAGCAGATGTTGCAAAAGGTTTAGTAAGAGGATTAGGTCAATTTGGGGGTTCAGTAGTTGATTTATTTTCCCAACTTGGAACACTGGCTGAACAAAGTCCATTAGCAAAAGCTATGAGACGCAGACCTGAGGAACTAGATTTAGAAAAATTAGGAAAATCTTACGGTAGTGAAGCACTTACAGAAAAACTAGCTTCTTTAGGTGTACAAGAGCCTGAAACTGTTTTGGGTCGGACAGCACAACGACTCGGTTCTTATGGGCCGTTTGCTGTTAGCAGTCCTCTTTTATCTTTAGCACAAGCAGGAGTGGGACAATTAGCTGAGGAATTAGGAGCAGGTGAGGGATTACAAACAGCAGCTGAAATTGCAACTCCTTTCGCTGGAGGGGCAGCTAAAAGTTTAGCCAAAATTCCAAGTGCTATTAGAGCTGTAAAAAGTAATATTGGTAATGTATCAAAATATGCCTCAGGGTTAGAAAAACCTTTAGCAGCTGAATTAGAAGGTAAATTGTTAAAAAGAGCAGGCGTAATTTCACCTGAAAGAAAAACAAGCACATTAGATCTAATAAGTGAAAAAGCTTCAGATATTTTAGAAAAAATAAAATCAAAGCTACCAGATTATGATAAATTTATAGAAGGTTTTGATTTTAAAGAATATCATAAAAATCTATTTAGTGAAGTTCAAGATATAGCAAAATTACACAAAGAACCAATAAAAGTAGATTCTTTTATTAATTTCTTAGTGAAAAAACAGCGTGAACTCCAAAAAATTCCAAATCTTGTTGAGGGGGAAAAAAAAGCATTAGAACAAATTAAAGGTTTTCTCAACAAACAAAGGCGTAAATTAACACCTTTAGAAAAAAAAGAAATTACAATAGCTAAAAAATTAGGTACATATACTCCCGATATGGAAGTTAAATATAAACCAACAATGTCGTTAGAAATATTAGAAAAGTCTTATAGAAATTTAAATAGCGAATTGGGCGATATTCTTTTAACAAAATCTTTGAAGGGAAAACAAAAAGAATTTGCAGATTTTATTAATGAAAGCAAGAATCAAATTACTAATATTTACGAGAGTCAACTAGGGCCTAATAATAAATTTGTCCCC